TTAGCTTCCATTTCTAGTACATTCATAGTTCTCCTTTCAATCCTTTCTAGGGTATAGTTGGTGGCCGAGGTTAGTCAGTCCCCGGCCACCTATAGCAAAGAAAGGAGGAAGAAGAGTCAGTTGTCATGGTATTTCCTGCCAGTGCCTTGTTAACGAACTCGGCGGATAAGCCTCTCTTGAACATTCGCCTAACCCGCTCCGTCTGCTTATTACCAGTTAAAGCTCGGGTTAAGACAGTCTTGACACCAAGAGCACATAATTCTTGGTAGTTCGCCCTCCGTTGCTCGTTGTATCGTTCGTCATTGAGTGTAAACTTACGTGCCTTCTTAGGCTTTATGATCTCTTTCAGCTCTATCCCCTGGCCCTCCCTGAAGAGTGAACATTCGTGGTTATCGCACATCAACCTGAAGCCAAGAACGAACTCGTCCTTGATAAGCGGCCGGCCACAATTAGAGCAAGGAATATCTGTCACCTTGCACGGCCCTGCCCTCATTACCCGCCGTTCCTCTAATGTCTTAATGTCCATTACACCTTCACGATGTTCTTTTTCCAGCAAGGCGTTGTCGTCTTGTACTGCTGCTTAATCTCCGGGGGCACTTCGTATGACGTTCTATCAATCCATTTCCCTTCGATGAAATAGTCTCCTACCAGGATTTTCTCCCTGCCCTCGACGAGCTTGTTGATCCTGTCGTTTACGTCGTCATATTCCTTGGCGCCGGGCTTGAGTGTGTGATAGCGCATAACCAGTTCCAAGAGTTCGGTGTTGTCAGAGATTTCGACTTCCTTGCCGATCCTGTCGGGCAGACAGATATGGACAAACCCGCAGTCCTGGCAGATGTCTTCGTTGTACTCCATCGGGTCAGGCAGGGTCTCTTCGGCCACATGCTTATTGACGGCCTCAGCTTTCTTTATCAGGCTTTCCCCAAAGTCATAGTCCAGGTCAAGCCACACCTCTTTGACTTCGCCAGTAGATTTATTCTTGAACAGGAAAACCCCTTTGTCCTTGTTGTCCATCAGTAAGTAAAGGGTGAGCTGCGCGGGATACCGCCTCATGTACGCCCACTTATGCTTGAGCATATCCTGGACAGAGTTGATAGACTCAAAGGCATGAGGTGCTGCCGACTTCACTTCTGTCGGGTAAACATGGCCGTCTATGGCTAACTTGAAATCTATCGTCCCGGTGATTTGATACTTCTGCCAGGAGAAGGGGCGCTGTTGCTCTATTATGGTAAACCCAGCTTCTCTGAGGTCTTGGAAAACCATGTCCTCAACCATTCTCCCCATGTCGAAGATCATCTGTAATCGGGCATCGTGTAGAGTTTTCTCCTGCCACCGGGTTCTGTTCAATACCAGGTAGCGCAAACATTCATGCCCGAGCTCGCTCGCTCGGTTGGCCGTCACTGGCCACTGTTTTATCTTGGCTGCCTTAGCTTCTAAAATCTTCTCGACTATCATTCCTCACCCCCGGCGACTTCCTTGTTCAAGGCCTCAATGACCTTACTAGCATCGGCCTTTGAGAGCTTGGTCAGAGAAGTTGGCACTTCCTTGAGGGCTAGAATCTGGGCCACCTTCTGCATCTTGGCCAATTCGTCAGTGATCTTCAGCCTCTCCCGGAGTATGGCATGGATAGCCTTGACCTGTGGCTCTGTGGCTAGCGCACCGGGATCGGCTGGCACTGCATTGTCGGCTGGCTTCGCGGCTGGCTTCCCAGCCTGAGTCGGCGCTTTGCTCTTGAATTGGAATCCCTGAACATCGGCTTGCTTGATTGCGCCATAGTCCTCAAGATCCTGCCAGGTCATATTCATTAAACCCAGGAGCTTCTTGACTCCATTGCCTGTGCAGTTGGACACGGCAGACTTGATGACATCACCCCGGTCTACCTCACTGCCTGGCATTGTTACCCTGTGTCTCTTCTCCCCTTCGCCCTGGTAGCGGTCAGTGAAGAACGGATCATTGCTGGCGCGAGCGCCTACAGCTTGGATCACAGCGCCACCTATAGCAAACTCGCCTTTGACAGTGATAAGGTAATGGCCACCATCGAGATTCTGTATCTCTGGCGGTGATAATCTCCAGGACACGCCGAAAGCCCTTGCGATCTTGTTCGCCCCGGAGTCCTGGAGATACGGCTTGCCACCTTCGTTGACCCAATCCTGGCGGTTAGTGGACTTGAGCGCAAACTTCTTGATCTTGTTGAAAGCGTCAATGCGCCTTTCGGCTTGCTCAGCAATAGCCACAATCCCGGCATCGGCTATCACCGCAAGCGGAGACTCAAATATGTCTTGAGTCTCGCCTGGTTTGATTAACTCTCTTCCTTCTTGTGACATTTACATTACCTCCTTTACCTTAGAAATTGCATTGCTTCTCTGAGGTCATTGCCCTGGTAGAGAGGCTTGCTCTTTTTGGCATAGCGCTTCCGTTCCATCACGCACCAGGTCTTAGCGCCATCATCCCAACAGAGCCAGCGTTCCTCATTAGCTGATACGACACGGCAATCTGTCGTCATCAGCAGTTCCTCTATGTTCTCGAACATCATCTGTTTTCTCCTTTATACTCGGCTTGCCTCTCGCATAGCCCTCAAGTCTGCGAGTTCCTTTTCAATAAGGAAATCAATAGGCTTGATGTCATTGTGGCCACAGCAAGGGCAAATCCCGTTCTTGTAGTCGTGGTTCGTCTGGTCCATCTCATTGAATCTTGCTCCGCACGCGAGACATTCGTAGTTCATCGTTCCTCCTCACAGGGGTTCTCCCTGCTCTCGTACTCTTCCAGTTTCTCTTTGTCCTCTGGGGAGAGATTGTCCCTCACCGCCTTTACAATACTCATCCGCGCTATATCTTTGGGAGAAAATGAATATGAACCCAGCGCGATGTGTAGAGTCTTGATATTTACCTGGACATTCTCTGCCGTTAAGGTTTCGTCCTTAACTTCTGTTGCCATCTTCCCTCCCTTCGGCTTTGGCGAGAGCCGCCTTTTCATTCCTAATAAGATTTTGTAGATGTCTGTTTTGCCATTTCCGTTCGGCAGCCCAAGCGGCAGCACTAGCGGCAGCCCTAGCGGCAGCCCAAGCGGCATCCCTAGCGGCAGCCCCAGCGGCAGCCCTAGCGGCAGCCCAAGCGGCAGCACTAGCGGCAGCACTAGCGGCATCCCCAGCGGCAGCACTAGCGGCAGCACTAGCGGCATCCCCAGCGGCAGCCGTGATAGCTAGGTTCTCTTGTGTTGGGAATTTGAGATATGCCCTTGCTGCCTCTATTGCCTGTCGGGGTCGCTTATCATCTGGGTATCTCTCCTCGAATATATGCAATACCCTCCATGCACAATCTATGGCAAATTGCTGGATTACTTTATTGGGAATTTCCTTGACTATCCTCATTTCAGAGGCGCAGACTTTATCCGTGTCTTTTAGAATCTCCCCTTGTGCCTCACACTCAAACCAACGAGTGCCGAAGATATAATTAAGACTATCAATCGGCTTTTGACTGGCATGAAAACCATTGTGACAAAGGGACAACTTGCCTTTGCACTTTTGCCACTTGCCAATCATCCATTGAGTGTCTCCGTGCTCACTTTTGAGGTCATCTGTTACGAAACGGTAGCCTTTCATTTCTCTCTCCCCAACTCTTCAATCCTGATATTGCCTCTTTGCTTACAGTAGGCATCGAAGAGCTTGAATACTTGCTTTGCTTTTCCTTGTAGTGTTATAATGACTCTATTCAATCTCCTTTCCTCCTTTCGGGGGCTGCTCAAACAGCCCCCTCTTGTATTTCGCTCACGGCTTTCGCTGGTGTAACCTTTGCCCTCGCAATTACCATTTGAACTGCGCTCTCTGACATCTTGTACATCCGGGCTATTGACTTCTGCCGCCAGCCCTTGCCGTCGTTCCATAAGACAAGTATCTTCTGATTCCGTTCTGTTTTAGGTCTGTTGGGCATTTTCCCCCTTTTAGTATTTGTTGGAGATCTATTGGTAGGGTTGGAACGGGAAGTAACCCAGCCCGCAGGTCTATGTAAATCCAAATGGCAGTTATTGCAAAGTGTAATTAGATTAAGAAAACTATTATTCTTATCATTGCCATCAATGTGATGGACAACCAAATTGGTATCTGCCTCACATTTCTGGCATTTGTTGTCGTCTCTACTCGTAATGGAATTGTGAATCTTCTTATACCAGCCATATACTCTATTGCCATTGTTGTTCCTATCATATCCACTAATAATTTGATGTATTCGTTGCCTACTCATGCCATATAAGGCTCCGATTGCTTGGTAAGAGTAACCTTGTTGCTTCAAGCGAAGCATGTTTTCCTTTCTATTCATTTTACCTACTGTAGGTATTCTACAGTCCCCTTGAAAGTTTGTCAAGCCCCCCTTCAAACGTAAATCCAATACAAATAAAGAAAATTTCGGAAGCTATGGTGGAGAATTATGTCAAGGCCCACCAGGAGAAACGAGCCCTGAAAGCACATGAACGGTTCAGCCCGGTTGAAAGACTCGGTCTGAAATGAAAAAGACTCCCCCGGTTTCCCGGGGGTTTAAGGTCACAATATATGGCGAGGTTAGCTTGTTTCGGGTATCTTTCTATGCCAGACAGCTTTAAGGGGCAAGGTTGCCCCTCTCAACGCTATGCTGGCTTAATCAGGCTTAGGTTTGTCGCCGTCCAGTCTATGAAGCAGTCGAGCCTCACCATTCAGGCGTTCTGCCTCCCTCACTAATTCCTTCATCTCGGCCTCTAGTTGCTGGCACTGAGAGATGTTCTTGTTCATCCTCTCTACGGTTTCCTTTTGCCTCTTTTCGAGGTCTGCCTTTTCCTTTGCTATGTCCATGTGCCTCCTTATGATAAGCTAACAATCTTCCAAGCAGGCCCATTCCATGTAGTGTAGAGATAGACCAACCCGTTAGTAGTATTGTAATACACCGTCCCTTCTGCAGGAGAGGTTGGGGCAGTACTTCGTTGTGGTAGAATCATAGAGTTGCAGGCTGCCAGACTAACCCCAGGGGCCGTCATCATTATGTTGTAGTCTGTCACCAAGGAAATCCCCCACCCTGTTGTAGGCGCAAGCACCAAATGCGAGGCATTGACATATATCTTCCCTCTCGTTGTACCAGCCAAATCAAATTTTAGATATTCCCCAGTGATTGTGACCCCGGTACTGTTGAGCTTGACAGCTCCCGCCCCCGCATAAATCGCACCGTCCGAGCCGACATAGCACTGAATTGTGTCTGTCTCAGTTGCCCTCGTAGTCAAGGCATTATTCCGGCCCCAAATGTTGATTCCCACTCCAGCTTCAAGGGACACACCTGCAGAGGAACTGCCCTCGTAATACCATTTGCCACTGTATTTTGTAGAGTAGTAATTCGCAGCCGTCAACTTGATTCTGCCGGAATCTATCTCAGTGGTTTTGACTCGCTGGTATGCTGTCCCCTCGCCGACCTGATCCATCGTGTTAGGTTTGGCAGTCCAGGCGGTTTTCTGTGCGCTTGTGGCGGTTTGGTAGCTAGATGATTGAACCACAGTCGAAAGTAGGATATGCCCTGCGGAAATATCGGTTGCCATAACGAGTCCGTAAGTGCCGGCTACTACCTGGTCAAGAATGACTAACCCATCAGCCGTTAGAGCTGCGCTCTTAACTCTTTGGTAGACTACACCGTCTGGCAAATCGTCCAAGTCGCTACCAGTCCACTTGGTTGAAGGGTCATAGCCAGCCTTGTACCAGACATGTTCGTCTAACTTGATTTGCCCGGCGTCCAGATGTAGAGACTTAACTCTGGCATAGATTTCACCGTCTGGTAAGTGGTCGAGGGTATCCCCGATTTTATCTAAATCAATGTTCCCTTCAGGGTCTATCCACACCATGTCTAAACTGTCGGCGTAGATGTGCTTTGCGTAAAGGTTGTCAACGCTCAAACGCTCGAAGTATTGCCCGGTGTAAGTCTCCAGCTCCTTGAGCATCTTCTGATACTTGAGCCACTCAAACCAGTTTCCAAACCCGAAGGTCATTGTCCACTTGTCTTGCCCGAACCTTCGGTGAACGTAACCTAAATTCCCTGTTCGTGTATCTCCCTGCCTGGAATCGGTGACTTTCACATAGTCAAAGACTTCCGCACCGCAATTCAACGGGACTTCCGCGTGTCCCCGGGAGCATCCCATCTCGGCTTTTGCAATCAACGCCTCAGCTATATCCTCAGCCTGGGCGTTGCTTTCTAATCTAGCTTGAATATATTTGGTTTTCTTTACACTGTCTGGTAGAGAACTATAGCCGTCAATTTGGGCCGAACCCGAATACTGAGGGTCATCATCTGGGCGGCTTGTAATGACTATCCTATTCGGGAACACGAGGCTGTTTTTATAGGCCTTATGGAAAAAGGTATGAGAACCTTTGGCAAGACTATATTCAGAGTCGTAGGCCGTGCCGGTGGTCACAGGTTTCAGAATGTGAATCTTCCCATCAGCCCGAAATCTCGGAACATTTGCCGTGAAGTCGAGCACCCGTCTTAATGCAGCCAGCCTTGAGCCCCCAGTATAAACCCTGAATCCATCCTTTGACTTGTAGGTATCTGCCAGCGTGTCATAGCCGACATCCCAGACTACCTGATAAGCCTTACAGTGGTCGAAACAGTCTAAAGTCGCCCCAGCAATAGCGTTCACAAGGTCTTTAACTGTCTTGGTATCCTCATCGTCAGGGATATAGTTCTCAGATGCCTCGTCTTGCGCCATTAAGTTAGGAATCCCCTCCAGGAAAAGGGTGCAGTTTAATTTATCTGGGGTAGAGTCAAACTGCTGGTCTATGGCGGAAAGAGCCGCCGCCGCCGAATACTCACTTCCGAACCCGTAGGAGATAACCGCGTCATACCCTTTCAAGTCCAGGTCATTGAGCTCACCATCGGCGTTGTCAAGGACGACCTCACCCTTCTGAGAATACATCTCTTCGTCATGCTTTGAGGGTAAAATCCTGTCCTTTTCGTAGGTGTAGGTCGTCGCCCCCTTTGTTAAGACGATGCGATAGAGAGGGTTTTTAGTAACCGCTTGTTGGGCTGCAAGTAGAGTGCTTGTCAGTGTTCTCATAGTTTCCCCCTTGGATATTTTGCCGTTCTATAAAAATAATATGCCCTTATTGCCAGAGGGAATTCCGCGTTAAATAAACTCAATACCGTCATGCCACTTCAACGCTAAAACTCATAGGGGTGTTTACCGCTGTAGGGCCAGACCCATCAATGATTTCCGCTAAGCCTCGCCAATACCCCTTCGGTGAGTTAATTGTAGTTCTATAGTAGTGCTCATAGATGCCCTGTGATAGACGACCACTTGAAATGATATTCTCCTGGTCAACCACTTTCAAATCATTCGGGTCTGTCCATGTAATGAAGATTGAGGTCGGGTCAACCAATGCCCTATCATCGTCACGGACAAATACTACAGTCCTTACAGTTGCCCTTGCAATGTACCTAGTAATAGTTTCTATGTCCATTTAGCCTCCTTAAAAGAGAAACCCACTAAGTTCTGGTGGAGGAGTTAGCCAATCATTGTAGTTGACTAGCAGTTTCATTCTGCTGCAGCATGGTGACATCCAGTCACCCATTTGGGCGTCGTAGTATGGATAGCCTGATATTCCTATTTGCACCTGAGCTATGTCTATCCACTGCCAGTCTTCACTAGAAGCAGGATTCGGAATCCATATCTCATTGTAGGCAACCCAATCTAAAGTCAGGTCGCGGCTAGAGCGGTAGGCAGTGAACCAGGGGGCGTGCCCGAAAAGCCCAGTTCGCACAATCGCTTTTACATAAGCCCCTGGCGATCCAAAGCATCTGAACTGCACTTGAACAAAGTTGATGCTCTTATCTGTGCCATCAAAGCCAGCCATATCTATACCGAAGCGAATATCACGCCACTGTGCCGACTGGTGTGTAGTATAGATAAACTTCTCGTCTCCATCATAATTAAGATGGGCATAATAAAGACTGCCACCAGTTTTGCCCCAGTCCACTGTATAGATGTCGCTGTTCGGCTCAAAAATAACTTCAGGCATATTCTCCTTAAGCTGGACTAAACCCAACCCTGGAAGCTACAGCGATATACTCCCACTTAGTATCAGCAGCGTTATACTTGAATCCATAGTGGGCAACACTAATATAGCCAGCAGTGACACTGTAGCCCAGGCTAGGAGGCAGCGCTGTCGCCACTATGGGTCTATAGATACTATTCCAGGTAAACGATATAACGGCTGAGTTACTAGTGTTCTTGATTCTGAATGTTATGACTTCCCCATTAACCGGCGTTCCAGTAGGGACACCAAAAGTTATAGACCCGGCGGCCTGTGTTCTTGTATAGAAATCATATTGAGAAACATCAGGCGTAAGATTCCCGCTAGTGGCAGGGTCAACTCTTGGCTGTATCCTTTTATTAGTGATGGTTTGAGCGTTGGTTGTTCCGACTACCGCCCCGGTTGCTCCGTGAGCTGCAGTCAGGGGAAGATGAGCCTGAACCTCCTCTACTGTCCCCGCCGATAATACCAAGCCCACCAACCTACCTGCGCTATGAGCAGCAGCAGTTGTATTGTCTTGCCATCTAGTAACTGTCAGCGAGTCTCCACTCCGGGCGGTGCAGAGAGCTACCTCTGTTTCGCAAGCCACATGGAAGTCGCCAGAGGTCGGAAACTTAGCTCCGTCACCTGTCTTCAGCACCCATGTAGTAACTACAGCATCAACCCCGGACGCTAACTCGGATATTGCAAAGTTCTTCACTTTCAGCATATTACTCTCCTGTTACGACTGTGACATTTCGTTTCTGCGTTGTAACCACATCTCCCCGGCGCTTCTGAGTAGTCAGAATATCTACCTGGCGGGCTGTGGTAGTGATTACTGTGACCTGCAGCTTCTTGCCTATCCAGGCTTGAAACACCGTAGGGTTGATCACCCCGGCAAGTGCCCTCACAAATGCAGGGCTTATGGTCATTGATGCCAGAATAACGCTAGGATTCTGCCCGCGACTGATGGCTTTTACGGACTCCGGGGCTATGGTAAGCGATGCCTGAATCACTGTCGGTGCAGTGATTTTCGCTAAGGCTTTGGCATACTGAGGAGTGAGATAGATGTTACCTTGCCTGACAGTTGGCGCTATCACTGACACAATAGCTGAAAGAGGGCTAGGAATTATAACAATAGCTCCACAGACTACCGTAGGCGCCACGACACCGGCTAGTGAGCTTGCGGGGTCAGGAGTAACATATACTGGAGTTTCAACCCCTACGATCGGCGGGACGACCTGTGCTATGGCGTGAATAGCTGTGGGCGTTATTGATATTGAGCTTAGAACAATTACAGGGTTTGCGCCGGCAGCTTTGGCACTAGCAGGACCAGGCTTCACCGCCCCAAGAGCTACAGTCGGGTCAAGAGCCTTTGCTATGGCACGAATAAAGGTCGGAGCGTAAGTTATGTTTCCTAGCTTAACTGTAGGTTGAACCACTTGGGCTTTGGCCTGAGCGTATGCCGGGGTGATACTAACCGAGCCCTTTATGACTGTGGGCGCTACAACAGAAGCCTTTGCCTGAATGTGTATAGGAGTGACAGCCAGCCCTTCTTCTTCCACAACTCCATACACTGCGTTCCCGTATGTAGCCACCCCATAAAGCGCTGATGTTGTGATAGCTCTTTCAGTAATGGCCGTCGGTGCGACAACTGAAGCTATGGCCTGAGCAGGTGAGGGCGTAATGCTGACTGAACCTTCTACTAAGGCTACTGGGGCAACCACCGACGCTATGGCTTGACCTGGTGAGGGCGTGATGGAAACCGAGCCTAATACCTCTTCAATTACCCGCGACCTAGACTGCTGTGGCTGAGGCGGTTGTCTCCAGATAGGCATCTATAACCTCCTAGTAGATTTCTTCAAAGGTTACTGTGCAATTCCAACCTGTTGGAGTGCCAGGGTCAGCTAAGAACCTCACTATAAATGCTACTGCACCCGTAACATACGGGATTTCTTCGGGTACTGGAATCCACAACCAGCCGTTAAGTGCGTTAAAGGCAGCCGACGCATAATCAACATAAGTCGGGGTAGCATCAGCCGAGCCTGTAATTCCACACTTGCCAGCAGCTAATGTTCCCGCTATTCCAGCAATAGCAGAGGCAGCCCCCCCATACTTTCTCGGTACTGGGGTGACAGTAGCAACAGTCAGGTTGCCCCCAGTTCTAAGTGATAAGGCAGCCCGCACCTGTGCGGACGTGGCATTAGCGTTTTGAGTAATCTCTACCCTTCTAATTGCAAGCACAGAGCCAGCAGCAGGCGGTGTGGCAACTGGGTAAATACCGACCAGGACATTGACTGCTGTTACCAATGTTGCGTTGCTCGACACGATATTATAAATTCTTCCCATAGTTCACCTCCTTTAGTGAGCTAAAATGTGTGGATAATAATTTCTAAACGGGGGAACCACGTACTCCTCGCTTCCCCAATCCAGCAGATGGTCTCTTTCGGTTTCATAGGTGGCTTTAAGCCAAGCTACAGCACGTCCTGTATTGGAGATACGAACTTCATCCTCAATACCATCAAAAAATATACTATACCAGTCATGCCCTAATCGGGTATCTATATCGTCATTAGTAATAGTCCCTGAAGTATTGACTGTGCCTTTCTGTACACCATTTACAAAGAGTTTAATTGTAGAACCATCATACCTTGCAGCGATATGATACCAGTTCCCTGCGGAAATTCCTGCTGTAGCTGCGGATATTTGTAGTATGATAGTTGTTAATCCCCAGAAGATAACTGATAGATAATTAGTGTCACTCGTAATATATAGTTGCCAATCGCTTTTACTAACCCCATCTCTCTTTGAAATAAAGCAAGCCTTTGTATAGGTAGCATAATTAACCAACAGTTCTAGTGTTGCCCCCGAAGTGAGGGCAACGTTGTTTGACATCAACACATAGTCATTACTTCCATCAAAGTCCTGTGCATCAGCCACTTTCCCACTCGTTGTTACCGCTGGTTCAGCAGCACCCTTCTTTGTGCCATCGTTATTGTTAGAGGTACTATCATAGATTGCGCTTGTGCTTGCTCCATCTGCCATGTGCGAGACAAACTGGAAGTTAGAATCCCAAACATTCTCGGCAGGAGTAGAATTGGGGTCGCCTACATAAGTGTCATTGTCGGCATGAGTGGAGTCATAGTAAAGGTAAAGGTCAGTATCTACTGTCCCACTCAGAGAAGGAGCTTTTACCCAGAGCCAAGCCTGCTCGTTAGCATCATCCCACTTCTCTATCTCTACATAGCACTGAGTCGTGCCATCAGAGGTCGTAACTGCAATCTTCTTTCGGTTGGCATCGCTTGCCAGTTCATCAAAAACACAGGACAGGTCATAACCACCCTTAATCTTATCAAAGAAACTATTTAAGCTAAGATTTGAATAGCATTGGTAAATAGAAACTTGATTATAGCCATAGGATATTACGAGGTTATAGTCTTTTGTAAAATTCGTAACACAAAGGTGGGGGTCACACACATGGATATTGGTTGCGGAAATCGAAAAATTGGAACTTCTATGCCAGCTTGCTGCAAGGGTAAGGTCATCTGAAAGACTTGCATAATCGGCCACAATCGTCCAGTATGTACCAGAATCTTCGCCATGTATGCTTAAAAGGCTATTCCTATCTGGCACATAAATTAGGTCAGGGTTTCCAGATGTAGGAATAACAGGTAGTGTGGAGAGATGGGTGTTCCAATTAAGGTCAGTTAAGTTGGAGTATGAATAACCAATCTGAAACTTCGTAGAATATGCTCCACTATCTGCCCGACCCTCAATGAGCATATGCCAAGTGCTCCCAACGATTGTCACTCCTACGTTATAGACAAGGTGATACCAATCTGTGGCAGTACCCGAATGAGTAAAAACAGGGTTACCACTGTTCATTACTGTCCAGCTTGTTTTGTTCGTGCTGCTATATAAATAGATATCCCCATTGGCAGCACCATTTAGTACAAACATATAGTAGGTTGAGCCTGATTTCAGAACATAAGGCAGTTGATAATTTGTGGGAATGTCCGTTAGGGGATTACTGGGATATTTAGTCCACACGGCACATTTGGAGTCTGTGGCATAGGCGTATCCTATTTTTGATACTCCAGCATTGTATCCACGATACCACATATCACATTGACTACCATCCATTATTAAGCTGGACTCTATAACAGCAGTGCCTTCCCATGTCTCAACTGCCGTCAACACAGGATTGGTTGCTTCTGGGGTGAGCGTCACACCTTTCGCTGAAGCTGAGTTAGCACTCAAATAAGCCAGAATAGGAAAATTGGTTAAATCAGCATCTATATCCGTCTGGTCAGTTGTGAATTTTACTCGTTTAGTCCAACCTGAAAGCCATGCCATAAATACTCCTTACAAACAAGGGCAGGTGTTACCCTGCCCCTGCTTAACTATTAGGACTCTGTCAAACGCAGCTCGCAGTCCTTAGGCATCACTCAAACGCAGTTCCAAATCTTGAAGAGTTAGAGTTTGCCCCGAAGACACGCTTCTGTCTGACACCAAATCCCAGTATGCCAGAACCAGACGGTTAGCCACTGTGGCATTGTCATCGGTTAATACCGCATACCTGGCGCCATTTCCTGATGCTGGAAGCGTCCCTGTAGCATTCCAGACGACATCCTTAATCTGGATTTTCCCCAAATGGTTGGTGTCATCTTCATTGATGTAGTCGAAGTCTGTAGCACCTGGCGTCAGCGAAAACCCACCACTGGTGTAGCCGTTGCCAGCAGCAATCTCCGTTAGGTCGCTCATTAGATTTGTAGTGGGCCCGGGCGCTACTGCCGATGTCACCAGCGCCACATAGAAGTTCGTTACCTCAGTGGTGTTCCTGAAAAGCCAATCCAGTGCCTTCCATTTTCCTCTGTTAGTCCAACCTACTACCCCAAACAAGGGCATTACAAGGGTCATAACCAACAGATGCCAAAGAGTGAGTAATCGCTTGTTCATGGTTTTACCTCCTTTAGTATTTCCAAACCTTTGGTTTGGTTATGTATTCGAGATTCCTTTGATAAATAATGTACTGAGTGTTTATCCAAGTTTGGTACAGCCTGATGGAGTTTGGCACTATTTGCTCGCGCATCTTGTTGAGCCACGCCAGGGCAGCCTTAACGACAGTCCCCTCAACTACGACTTTTGCGAGGTCGGGGCTCAGTGTGGAGCTAGATTCGGTTAATTGGTGAACCTTGTTACAATACAGGTAGATGTTAGCTCCTGAAGTTGGCGTGGTGTCTTCGATACGTAAAGTGTTCCCAAAGATAGTAAAGTTTGGAAAATCTTGAGGGTCGCTGCCTATGGGATATTCCACCTCTACTACCTCGAATAAATCAGTGATAGAGCTAATGTCCACTTCCTTTGTGCCAGTGCTCACCTTTGTTTCCCTGGCCTCATAAGGACTCCGTTGTGAGACCTCGATCAGTACCTCCCCGATATGAATATTAAGTTCCTCATCGTCAAACTCAAATGGACTGCCTGATAAATACTCGTCTCGGAGTAATTGCCTCACTGTCGCTCGGATAGATGATATATTCTTTACCATGGCTCACCCCTTCACCGGCTGCAGGCAGTAATCCTTCAGCTCTTCCTCAGTCATTGAGTTTGCCATCTTGATGACGGCCTGTTTGTCCTTCACGCTCTTGATGGCGCTTTCCCCGTGTTTCTTGTAGGCCAGGGCCATACATGCTAAGGTTTTTTGAGATTCACTGGATGCTGGCAACGTTCACCTCCTTACCACGTTATTAAGCCGTGGCCGGCTTTTGTAAGTGCGTGTTTGAGTGTTACAACCTTGTGGCTCGGGTCTATCTTGAACTCTTTGGCATTGGGAGTGCAGAACACTATGGCACCATGCTTGGCGACCCTTCTTGCCTCTCTGACGACCCTTTCAGGGTTATCTACGTGCTCCAGGACATCACAGCACCAGGCAAACCCGAACTCTTTATCGGGGAATTTGAGGTTCTGGGCATCCATCTGAATAACACCATCCCCGCCTTGAATGTCTATGCCGGTATACTCCCCTAGAGGTTCAAGGTATTTTCGCCAGGGACTTTTCGGCCCGCAGCCTATATCAATTACCTTCTTAGGTTCGCATAGAGGCGGAATGAGGGATTGCCTGTAATCCTTGTCCCTTATTGCTTCCCAATTTTGAGGAGTCCATGTTCTCAGGTGGGCATCTGGTTCTGTTGCGACTTTAAGCAGCCTCTCAATTTCGATTAAGGTCGGTTTCCAGTATTTCTCCATGACTATTCGGTAGTCGTATTCGAGAGCCTTTTCGCGGGCTGCTACCTTTCTCTCTTCCAATTTCCCCGACTTCTTTTCCTGGTAGGCTTGTTCAAGGTATTCTAAAATCTCATCTGGATTAGCCGCGCCTTCCCAGGAACTCTGCTCGTCCCATTCCGGGCGCAGGTCCTTCAATATCCAGCCTCCGCCGCATAGTTCAGGTTGAGCCGTATTGTTTGAAACGATCACCGGCACACCACAACTTTGGGCCTCGATGATGGGTATTCCGAACCCTTCGCCCTTAGAAGGATGTAAATAAACATCGAGACTGTTGTACATATTGTTCATCGTCTCTTCGGTGATCCCCTCTACCTTCATTTCGGTTATTCCGGGGAAGAAGGTAATGTCCTGAATCATCAAACTTTGTCGTAGTGCTTCCAGGTCTCGCCCTCTTGACTCAAAAGCGTCTGTGTGGCAATACATGAGAACGTCATCATGCGATCTGCGGAACTTCTGAAGAGCCAGAAACATGGCCGTCCAGTTCTTTCTCTCCCTGACGTTCGTGCCGACTGAGCCGATAACAAACTTGTCAGTCCAGCCGAGTAGTTTCCGATGCTCTTTTCTGATCTCTTCGTCAGGACGGAAGGCATCGCAATCTATCATGTGGGGAACATAAAAGGAGTCTATCCCTAACCGTTCCATCTCTTTCTTGCCGTATTGGGACATGGCTATCGGCTTGTAAATTCCCTGGTGGTTATGAAGGACCTGGTAAACCCTCGGTGGCATGGGTTCATGGTCAACAGGAGTCCAGGGAAACCACTTCATTGTCGTTGGGAGGTCTTTCAATATCCAGATGTCCACCAACGTAATCAAGATGTCGGCTTTGAAGTGCTGGTAGATTCTCTCGGCATACTTCACTCCGTAGTCGTCATTATTATTGGGATAAATAGGTATGCCATTCCATTGAATCAAGTTTCCACCTAACCCGAAATAAGCGAAGATGGCTGGCTCATGCCCCATTTCCTTAAGACATAAGGCGAGCCTAGCTGCTTGGATGCCATATCCAGTAGAGCAGAAGGGCGAATTTCCTGTTATCAGGACGCGCATAAACCTCCTTTACTGAGAGAGGGGAGCTTATGCCCCCCTCTCTTAATTAGCCAGATCAATTCGTTTATCCGTAGTCGAAGAATCTGGCGCCTAGTTCCTTGTCCAGAGTCTTGACACCGAAGAGCATATCAACCGATATTCGGTTGGTCTTAGCGGATGTGTCGCCATCGAAGGCAACACGACAGGAAATGCCCTTGTATGTTTCAACGCTGGAATTTACACCACCCAGGTAAGGCGCAAGAGGCGCACTGACCAGGGCAATGGCGTTCTTGTGGAAGGCCAGGTTGTTCTTGCTGGTCTTCTGGAATGTAACCACGGCAGTGTTAGCAATGGCAGCATCAAACCCAGGACTGAAGGTAATCACGCACACTGTTGACCCTACAGTGCCCCCGGTTACGATGAGGTAGCCCTTGTCGCTGCCTACCACCTTGAACACATCGCCGGCAGCCACAACTTCTGTATCGGTCAAAGCAGAGATAGTCGCAGCAGTCGCACCGGCAGCAGCAGCTCCACTCATGGCACCAGCAGCGTCCAGGACTAAGCTGGTGTACGTCGGTACGTTCTGGTCCATATACCAGTCTGCGCCGAACATTCTGCCGATGGAGTATTCGTTGATGGTGAGTGGTGACCCCCTCTTGTCGGCATGCAGAACGGCATCGAGCGGAGCATATCTGGCATAGGTTATCGGGTTCAAGACAACCCGCCTCTCGCTCGGTGGGACTTTCTGAAGGTCCAACTGAGCTACCAGGTTGACCAGGTCGCCAATAACTGCCGTAGTAGCAGTAGCTCTTGTGTGGCCGGCGAAGGTCTTATAGACAGCCTGGAATATCTGGTAGTCCACGTTCTGAGCGTGTGCCCTCATCATCGGGTCGAGCACCTGGGTTCGGAAATCGGCAACCTCAAGGCTGAGTTGCTGTGATGTAATGGCAGCAGAAATATCGTAGAACTTGTCCAGAACTACCTGAACGCTCGATTCCACGACTTCCTGCGCAGCCACAGTCGTTGAGAACGCTGAAGCAGCGAAGGTGGCGGGCTTCCTGATTGTCACGGTTGCCCCGGCCTTGCTCTGAAATTCAGGGGAGTAGGCCCGGTGAACCAGGTTAGCCATCACCAAATTGTTTTCGAGTGCCAGCAATGCTTCTTTAGCAATGATGCTGGGTGTAAGTAATGTCTGAGTCATGTTTTCCTCCAACGGGGATTTCCCCGTTTAGATTATTGAGGAGTTTGTTTTTTCCGGTAGTCAGCATATTCATTCATCGGCAGTTTATCCAACTGCTCCTGAGTCAGCTTCCCACCGCCAGAAGTCGACACAGTTATAGGAGCGGTTGTCACCTTGGCGCCTTCGCCCCCGGGTGGTCGTTGTCCCGTGGTGCTCATGCGCTTGGCGTATTTTTCCAGCTGTTCCAGCGTGGTCAGGTTAAGGTCCTTCATGTCCTTTCTCAGCTCTTCCGGGTTGAGATCATACTTCGCTGCGATTTCGTAGACCTTCATTCCCAGTTGAGCCTCTTGCGTGGCCCTGACCGTCGCCTCCTGTTCAGCCTCTCGCCGAGCAAGGTCTTGCTCCCGCTTTTTAACGTCTTGCTCACGCTTGGCAAATTCAGCATCCCGCGTCTTTTCAGTCTGCTTCTTTTGCCAGGCAGACAGCTTGTCAGGGTCTCGCCTCGCTTCCGCTAGTTCAGTTTCATCTCTTTGCCTTTGCCAGTCGGCTATCTTAGTCTTTTCAGCCTCAATAGCCTCACGGTCGACTTTAAGAGCAGATTCCTTTTCAGATAGCGATTTGGCATCCCTGCCCGCAGCAGCAAGAGCATCGCTCTTCGCCTTTTGCAGCTCCTCTTCTGTGTAAGTTCTAGCTTGTTTTGAAGTAATCCCTTCGGCAACCTTAGAAGCCTGTCCAGGTTCCTGAAGAGAGTCCCCTGGGTTTCCTTTGGTTTCGTCCACTTGTACCTCCTTAAATAAAAATGCCCCAGAATGTAAAGATTTTCTGGAGCTGTGCCACCCTTTAAGGCGGTGGCTTTCCCAACGACCCTTTATGATGAAGGGATTAGATTCTCTAACCTAAATACCAATTCTTCAGTAGCTTCGTACATTTCGCCCGATGATATGTACCGACACCGCCCATTCTTCTCTAACCTGCTCACCAATAAATGTATCGCCTCGTGCTTGGCACTCTGCTTAATATCCTTGTAGGGCTTGTCCTTATCAGGCAGGTTGCTATTCAGCCTTACAAGGGCTGCCATGTTCCCTTGGTCAACTTCAATCTCAGCAAAATGCTCCTCTATAGGCTCATGCTTGAAGTAAACCCTATAGCCGTTTAAGCCAAATAGTTTCTGCCACTTCTTGAACTCACTCTGGAATAAAGCAAAATCCTTGTTCATTTATTTAACTTTTCCTATCCCCAGTCTCCGTCTTTGCGCCCTATTTATAGGCACGAGTTTGATATTCCCCTCTTTGTTGATGACCCTCACTATCTTTGTAGGTGATGGTGTAAATTTCATTCTAACTACACCTATCTATTACCTACAGGTGTGTAACCCTTGGCTAGAACCAGCCAGGCGTCCAGCTCAAGATGTTGTGCCCTGAAGTCCAGTCTGGGTGTTCCTGTTTCCTTGCCTAGATATGTCTGATACAAGCTGTAAACCTGTCTTGTTGGGACTTTGGAAAAGTCTCGTGATTGCCAGAGTCCTAAACTTAGCATCGTGTCGTAGAAGTTTTTGTTTTCGATTAAGTACCAGTCATCGTCATACCAGCCAGTTTTCGAGTAATCCACGCCTTCCTTCTTCCTTATCCCATAGTAGCCAACGTAAGTCGTAACAAGGTTTTCAGGAAGATTCTTTTGAAGCGCGTTTATCGTGTAATAAGCTACTCCGAAGGAAGTCATCTTATCGTTGGAAAAGATCATCGCTTCCCTTGCGTCCGCTCTTGCCGTGTCGTTGGCAATGTAAAGAGGAGATTTCTCATTTCCATAATCGGCATACTTCTCAAAGTCCTCTCGATAATTGACTTCGAGCCTCAGGATGTTCTCGTTCCAGTCCTCGCCGGTATCGCTTAAAAGTCCGTTCTCTAAAGCCCACTGGTGGACTTCCTTGTTGTCTATGAGCCAGAGTTTCATTTCCGCACTGCTTGACCCGAACTCGTCTGCGACTTGACCTCTCTCTACCCAGCCTTCAATCATACTTTCAATAGTAGGATTATCTTTCGTCCCCACATCTATAGCCTCGATCCTCCGTTGGTCGCCCCTGAACTCAGGATTATCGGCGTATAATCCCTTGATCGCCCTGTCCCTGGCCGTCAGGCCGTCGGGCCCCTTTAAGGTGTCGTCTAGCCCTCCGTAGGCATCAAGCAGGTCAGATAAATGCTGGTTCTTGAGTTTCAATTCCGTCACGGGATCGAGGTCTTTCATTACCAGAGCGTTTTCAGGAATGTCTAGTTGTTTAGTCAATGTAGATATCTGGCTCAACGCCTCAGAAGTGTAAACGTCAGCCTTGCCCCATAATGCTAAGAGTGCGTTCTCTTCGGGGTGTGTCCTTAACCATTCCTCTCTAGGATTGATGTAAAGTTCGGGGTGTCTCCCTAGAAAGTCTGCCTTTTCAGACTCAGGAAGAGAGTGATACTCGACTAAGAGAGCGTATTGAGCTTGGGTGATGTTGCCCAGGTAGGCGTTCCGGGTTCTTTCGTCAGCGTCAAAGGTTTTTAGTTTCTCCGTATCACCAGAAGCAACGATCTTCTGCCTATCCTGCCACATCTGGTAATACTGCATGAAGGTCGTGCCCTTTTCAGGATCGGCATTAAGAGAGGCAAGACGCTTGTTCGGCAATGTGTCTAGTTGGTCTATAATCTGTAAGGCTGTAGCGATTGACCTCACATACTCAGGAAAGCCCTTGCTCGCCGTAAGCGTGGCAGGGTCTACTCCTCTGAATTGGGAAGCCGTATCAGCCCAGAAGTCAGTGAGATCATAGACTGGCTCATAGATTCCATACCCTGTGTTTTCGGGATACTTGGGTAAACCTAGTTTCTTCCAGTTCTCCCCCCAGTCTCCGGTATAGGTTTGTACACCCTCACCCATTATTGCAGGTATAATCGCAATCAAGCCATGTTGCCAGTCATCCAGAAACGCCTCGTATATATCCTGTATAGCAAAAGGAGCTATCCTATCAAGCCACTGTTTAGGATTGTCTATGTCAATCTTTTCTCCTAAGAAGTCCTTACCAGTCCAGAAGTCAAGTAAAGCACTTGTGAGTGGCGCTAATGAACCCCTGAAAAAGCTGGTAAGTGCTGCTATCGGGTTGACCTCATATTCCTGTCCTGTGACTGATGATATACCCGTTCCGCTGATAAGGCGCGAGTAAAGAACAAGGAATTGCCTGTAACCAGCCCAAGGGTCTATCCTCATGTTGCCGATTCTGATGCTCATAACCTCGGCGTTGCGGGGGTCTCGTTCCACGTCCCACAAACCAAGCCAAAAACCCAGCATAACCAAACCAGAGTTTGCGCCGACAAAGAGGCTAAAGTCCTTCCATGCCTGTGCTCTTACCCTAGGATTGGAAGACACAAGATGCCTTGGAAAGAGTAATCTTGCCAGTTTAGACCGTATCGCGAAGAAGGTCGCCCCTAATGCTGGAGCCATTCCTGAAGCCTTGCCCAGACTCGCTCTCTGGACAGCATCGGCAAGATATTTCTGATAATCAGCCATTTCCTGATAAATACTAAGCGCCTCACCCTCTGGTAGTTTTATGTCGCCAGAGGCTATGCGGTCTGCTATTCTCATTGTAGCGTCATAGTATTTATTCCATGCCCCCCAAACCATGACGTTACAACCAGTAGTAAAGCCCCGACCAGACATTTTAATAGGAGCTATCTTTGCCACAAATCTAGGGATAGCCCTCTCTTCAGTTAAATACCCATATTCCTCAGCAGCTCGCCATTGTGCAGTCCCTTTGGGTACTTCAAAGATACGCAACGGGTCCTGGCCAGTCTTTTGCCGTATCTCCTCATAGAGGTCGAACCGGGGGTCTTTAATAATTCGTTGCCAATTTGCCTCAGCCCTTTGCTGACTAAACGTTGAAGTCCATGCCTCTATTTCTGCCCTATACCATAAGACGGGATGCCCAGGAACAAGCATCTTGGTAGTCCTTGAGAATGATTGGTCAATAGAGGCTTTCAATGCCCTCATAGCATTGCCTATGTCTATTACTCCTAACCCCACAGATTTGAGAGTTCGTACGATAGTACCCTTTTCCCTCAGAGTAAGTAAGGGCATTTCCTTAAAGGCTTCGTTATATGCAGCCCATTCAGACGGAGGGGGTGTCACGGTTGGTTCTGTCGTTGCTTCTCTCTGCTTCTTTTCGAGCTCGAACTTGGCTAACCTTAATTCCTCTGCCGTTCTGGTTTCTGGTATTCCCTCTATTGGAGTATAACCTTCACCCAGGCGTGGCTGCCCCGCAACACCGGTTGGATAAGTAGTAGCCGCCCCCATTGGTTTATGAGGGAAAACCCTGTCTTTTGCTATGGCTAATTCAAGTTGATACTCGCTACGTGTGATAGTTCCTGCGGCCAGAAGTGTGTTAAGTTCATTCTGGCGACTCCAGAACCAACTTGTGGCAATTCTCCTGACATCTTCCTCAGTGAGTTCTGATAAAGGCTTTGTTAATAGTAATTTGTCCTCTTCGCTGATAGTGCTTAATTCCTTTAGCCAGTTGATGGTTTCCTGGTTCAGCGTCACCACGCCCCTACCAGACTCCAGTAGCACACCCTGAATGACGTCTCTCAAAGATTTGCCCTGGTCGAGCGCATTCAGGACTTCTATGTCACCAACAAAGACCCTGGCTAACCTATCCCATGCCGAACCGCCGTTCGGGAAGTATTTACTTCCAATCCCCTTTACTCTGGGGATAGACTTGCCCGCTAAAGTGTTCGTAAGTGCATCAAAGGTTGATATAAGTTCAAACCAGCTTTTGTCTTTCCAGTAGTTATAAACTTTGGCAAAGAGGACATTCCGCATCTCCTGAGTGAGGTCGTCAAAGTAGTCAGTAGTAAGGTCAGGGAGTTTACCAGTCATAAACATCTGCTCGGCCATCCTGATAGCCTCTTCAGGATTCGCACCTTCGACTATCATAGCCTCGGCACTTTCACTGGCTGACTTTGCCCTCTGAGCAAGGACATGTTTTCTTAACTCAATCGCTGCCGCTCTTTGCATTTCCGCATTGGGAGCGATTACGGCTTGCTTGAATAGCTCGATGGTTTTCTCTACCTGTGCCGGAGTCAGTTGCGTGTTAGTCAATGCCGGCATATCGCTTGGTATATCCTCAGCCTTGACAGTTGCGGTTGCGGGTTCTATTTTCCCCCTCGCCTGTAGATAGACATTCCGCATCTCGTCTAGTTGCCTTGATGTGTACTCTGGGAATAGATTGGGCTTTCTTGGATGCCTTGCTAACTCTATCCCTGACCTCGCCCACTCACCCTGACCCGGCAAAGAGCGGCGGCCTAATTCCTTCTCAACAGTCCTGATTAGCAAATCCAAGTCCTCGATACTCTTTACGGCATCGAGTTCTTGCTGTGCATCTAATCTCGCAAGTTCGAGTCGTAAATCGCCCTTCGTTCCCTGTCCTGCGGGTAGTCTCCCCTTCGTCTCTAAGGACTTCTTAATCTCGGCGATTCTGTCCGTTACGGCTTGTTTGTTGTATTCTCTTAACCTCAAATAGTCGTCCATGCGAGCCTGAACGAGTTTTCCAGATGGCGCAGGGATAACTTCCTTCGCCGGGACTTCCTCTAGCATAGAAGGCTGAAGCCCTGCCTCTGGCATACCAGCTTCGGCAGTGGGGAGTGTTCTCTTAATATATTTGTTAAAGAAGTCATAAACCGAAGGCATATTGTTTTTCAATTCTTCAGGAGTAGCAATGTATTGTTCTCCCAATTCTGATAACAACTCTCCCCGTTTCTTTCTTACATTCCACATTGGGTCAGTAAATCCCATTGCTTTACTTTCGGCAGGAGATTTCTTCAAGAAAGTTTCCCATTCTGTCCGCATCGCCTTTGCCAGAGGAGAATTCCATTTTCCATCTCCAATCTGATGTAATGCTTCGTGAATTAGACTTTCGTTTATCTCTCCCTTTTGGATATTAATAAAAATGTCAAAGGGACGTTCCTCCATTCCTCTACTTACATACGCATATTTAATTCCTTTGACACGGGGAACAAGGTTGACCGTATAACCAGCATCAGCCATTTTGCTAATAAAATCTAGTATTGAGGGAGAAATCTCATTCAATAGAGACTTATCCTCGCTTAATATGTTTATTTTAGCTATACCAGCCTGTGGGACGACCCCACTAACTTCAGGGATAACACCTTTAGGTAATAGGGATTCCATTGAATCAATACCCTTGCGGTATGTATTGGCTTGTTCTTGAGCCACATCACCCATCTCAGCAACTTTACTGAGCCAATTCTGTTCCTGTTTTTTATTCCAATCTATCTTTGCTTGTAATTCAGCAACAGATATTTTGTCTTTCAGTAGAACTTGATAAGCCTGTGTTCCATAAGGAACTTTGACAATTTGCCCCTTTGCAACTTCAGGTGCAGTAATTTTCTCTGCGGTTGCAGTAGGGGTTACTGCTTTAGCTTCCACATAGTCTGGGTTAAGGTATTTCCATACTTCGTTTAGTACCTGTTGCTTGCTATATGCCCTGATTACATGAGGTTTATCATCAGCGACACCAACAATGGTGGCCTTCCAACCATCTCTATCTTCAGCCAACTTCACCCGCCCATTGTCTATTTGATACCCGACTTCCCTAGCAATAGCTTCGTCAAGTGTCTCCCCTGCACGTTTCTGGACTTTAGGAGAAACAACCTCACCGCCTTCCTCAACGCCAAATCCTTTAGGGGTAACATCTGAGATTGTAACTCCCCTTCCAATCTCCTCCGCAATCCTCATCTCATTAAGAATATCCCCTGCAATTCCCTGGTCAGGTATCAATTCCTCCACAGAAGAAACACCCTGGGATTCGAGGTATTCCTGTTGTGCAGCCTCAATCGCTTTCGAAAGGTCAGGCTCTATTTCGGGAGTCCGTGCCAGTTCATTGACCGCCTGTACCTGAGCCTGTTCCTCGGTCAAACCTTGCTTCTGGAGTTTATCTACCAGGCCATCAAGCTGTGTCCCTGTCTCGGTAGATAAACTACTCCTGAAGGTTCGGTATGATGCCATGCCACCGATAGCACCGAAAGGTAAAGACGCTATCGTTGCCTGAATATAAGCCTGGCTCACGCCTTCTAAGAGAGATTGAGTTGCGTCATAGTGTTTGAGAATGGCGTTTTGTGCTAACTGAGTCACTACTTCCTCTAATCCCTCAATTTGTGGAATCGTTAGGCCAGTAATCACAGCTTTGGCGAGAGCGTTTGTCGTTATTTTCTTTATTGTGTTTATTAAGGGTTGTATAACTGGCCTGAGTGGCTTAAATACCAGTCCTATGAATGGTATATCTGAAACCGCCTCAACCCCGCCAGCAATGAGGCCCCCAAGTAGAGCCTTTTGCCTCGCCTCCGCTACCGGCACGCCCATACTTATCAACTGGTCAAGCATATTGCCAGCTTCAGGCATTGCAGCCACCAACACACCTGCGGGTATCCCAGCAAAGGGAGTAGCAACGGCACTCACCGCGACGATAGTCCCCATAACAGCAAGTGAGTAAGCCAGGCTACTACCAATGCTATAAGTCCAATAGCCAGGCGTTAGAAATAAACTGGGCTTCTTAAATGGGTTCTGTAGATATTCGGGATTCGGCACTAACTCAGGATGGTCAATCCAGTATTGCTGTTGCTGTTGCCTTCTGCGTATATATGCCTCTGCTGTTTGCCTTAAAGCCTCTTCATAGTGCGCTTGAGCTGTTGTTTCAAGATACTGCCCCAGAAATTCAGGCGCAATCGCAGTTGTGCGCGTCGCCCATGCCTGCACATTCTCAGCCGTCGGCTTAGTGACAGGTTGCGTCAATAGCCACGTCTCTATATTCTGTATCGTCCCCACAGCACCAGCCAGTAACGAATCCTTAAAGTCTTTCCACGCACTTTCAGGAATATACTCTGGCACAGGGGTCGTGCCGAATAACTCCTGTATTTCCTCATCGGTAAGATGGTAGGGATTCCCTTGCTCATCTTGAAATTCAAGCGACTTGAGCAGCGTTATCACGTCCTCAGTTGGGCCTATTTCTCGTATATCCGCAAGGAATCCTGTGGGGTCAGTCGCCATGTAGTTTAAGACTTCATCTGTAGTCTGTTCAGGAAACACCTTGCCGAAGACTTGCTCTGTTTCGACTTGCTGTGCTTCCCTTAAATTCAGCCACCCTACGACATCTAGTTGCCCGCCGGAAGACTGATACTCCTGATATTGAATTTTCCCTTCCTCTGTTAAGTCGTCTATTGTTGTGGCTACCGAAATCTCCGTATATTCTCCAGTCGGGACCGCCAGGAGAGCTTCCATGTCAGCCTTTGAGTATCTTTCACCAGTTGGTGAAACATAGAAATCGTCCTCCGTGACCTCCCACTTAGAGGGCGTAATGAAGCTGGACGTATAGCCCCCCTCAGTCGGTGTCATCTTCAACATCCAGCCTTCCTGTAATGAAAGCCCCATTTCCATAGCTTCGCTTGGAGTAAAGAATAAAGGTTGAGTTGGGAAGGCAGTCGTAAGTTGCCTCTGTGAGATAGCCCCTGTTAATTGCGGGTACATCTCGCGCACGTCACTTAACGAAGTGCTATACTGGCTCAAGAGGCGTTCAATCTCTACGTCTTTGGCCTCCCGAAACTGCTTTAATAGTTGTGCTTCGTCTAAACCTATCATTTCTTCCCTAACTTAGCCTTTGCTATGAGTTCCTTTATGGCGTTTGGCTTTGTGCCTTTTGCCTGGTTTTGATTGTTGCCTTCGCCCCTGGCAGCCTCAATAACCATGCGGTCGAGGTCTTCTATGGTGAAGTCAAAGCCTAGTTTGTTGTCAGGCATATTCGCCCTCCTCGGCATCTTCTTCGGCAGTAGCGCCTCTGGTGAGCATCGATGGCCTCTGTGCGACCTTGCCTGCGCTGGCCCCACCCTCAGCTCCACCAGTCCCTTGCTCACTGGCCGGCGCCGGTTCGGACTGCCGGCCGCGCGCCGCCTGGACCTCGGGGAAGCCACTGGTCTCCAGCGGGCTCAACTGCCCCATGCTTCTTCGTTGTGTCAGGATGGTTGCTATTCTCTGCCCTAACAGGAAAGCCTCGACCTTGTTCTGGAAAGGTACTTTCTCGTTTTGCTTGACAGGTTCGATCAGCTTTCGTGCTCTCCTGTATAGGAACACGACTTCGTCTACTCTCTCTGCTTCCTCCGATTTCTTCTTGATCTCTTCCCCGTCCGGGTCCTTGTCCTTCAGATATTCTCGTCTTATAGTTTCTCTAGAGTAGAACAGACTTGCATCCTTGGCCATGGTTAAATCGGCTATCCGTTGCTCTGCCGACTCAGTAAAGAACCGGTATTTAATGGTGTAGTCACCAGCCAGATCAGCCGGCCTATACTCATTCTCGCTGCCTCTTTGCCCGAGCATTATCGGCTGGTCGAGTGCTATACATTGCTTGATCATCATTCGGCTAAGCGCCTGGTAGAAGGTGGCCTTTGTGTTCACCCGGGGCAGGAATATGTCATTCCTTGAACCCGTCAGCTTGGCCAGGGCCAGCGATGACAGCGGAAAGTTCAACGTCCCGTAGTCAATGGCTGCCAAGCTGCCCCGCTGCAGGTCGGCTTCCAGGATGGAGTAAAACAGCGTAGTAGCTCTCTTAATGTCGGTAACCGGCATGGCCCTGAAGCCGCCGCCTTTCTCGACAGGGTGAATGGTCCTTGGCGCATAGGGAGACTTCTTAGGCTTTGGGGCTTGGCCCGGCTTGGCAGTTTCATACTGCAGGGCAGCAAACAGTCCCTGCACTGTCAGCGTCTTCAGGATAGTGGCAGCGCTGTTTTTCTCGTGCCACAGGCTGCGGTTGGCCCACAGTATGCTTTCCCCGCGGTGCTCTACGGCGTCCTTGCTGTAAAACATGGAGCCGGCATGAACGACCGCATAAATGAACGGCGGATATCCGTAGGTATTGGGCACACGTCGGACCACCTGCTTCTGCACAAAGACTTTGTTCTCCTCAGAGTTCCAGAAGTCCACAACTTCATTGTCACTGCCCTCGACACGCGGCGGGTTATCGCCCGGCTTGTTATACTCCCGCTCTATTTCCTCTTTCGTCTGGCTAAACCAGGGAGCCCCCCAGACAATTCCCGTGGTCCCCAGCTCAGGGGCAAAGAATCGGGTGTCCAGAGGGGTGACATCGGGCACCAGGCTGCCGTCTTCGCCTATTCTCAGGCACGGCCGGGCCCCGACATGTCCTCGAAGCATAATCTGCTCGTCAACAAAGGCGCCCAATCCCCATATTCCTCTGTTCTCCAGCCATTCATCTATCGTGTAGTAAAGGTCTTCCAGGAACTGCTCAATCAGGCTGCCCTGCTTGTCGGTCAACTTATGCCCCTCAATCACGGCCTGCATACTGGCTCCGCCCAGGATAGAGATGGTTTTCACGGCGTAGAGCAGGCAATCGTTCAGGGTCACATTGACGACGTCCGGCATTTCCTTCCGGGGGTCCTCCAGGGACATCATCTTGTAGGGCTTGAGGTAATAAAGGGCCTCGTCCACGTCCTGACGGTCATGTATGGGCTTCAGAGCCGTCCGCTTATCGTCAAATACCTTGTATTCGTCGCTCATTGTGTCTGCCATAGTTGCTCCTTAATGCCTGAAGTATTCGATAATGGCCACAAGGATAGAGGCAATAACCCCGGCAGCACCACCAATCCCTACCGTTTGCCTTTTACTCAGGCCGTTATTCGAGCTCTTGACCTTTTCGTCAATAGCTGCTAACTGTGTGCTATGCCCGTTGACAGTCTCTACCACCTTCGCAAGCCCGACTTTCAAGTCCTTCACATCTTCCTGTATATGCTCTGTTCTTTCGTCAATTCTTGCTACCATTGCCTGTAAGCCATCTTGCATATTGCCCTCCTTAGAATTGCCAGGCTTCCCCCTCTTGCTTATTCTCCATCCTGTCTGGCTCGGCCAGGTCCGCTATGATATAGCGTTCCCCCGCCAGCAGGTGATAACGTGCTTCGTCCTCTATCTCGTCGGTCGGCCGGTATCTATCGTCCAGCTTTCTGGAAAAGGATTGCTTTTCGTCGAGGTACCCCAGCAGATCCTTGAATACCATGATTCTGTTGAGCTTGTGCCAGGCGAAAACCTTAGCGATTTGGGTCTCTACCCTGCGGTTCATTTCAGGCGGCTCACTGATTGGCCAGCCATGGGCGTCATACGCCTGCCTGATTTCCTCTTCCTGGTGGCTGCCCCCCACTCTCTTGACCACGTTATAGCCCTCAGTTATCCTCTTGAACTCAGCCACATGCTCTGCTATAGACTTCCCGGGCCCCGGCAGGTATTCGTGGAAAGCCCATAGAAGCCCGGTGCCCGGGTCCTCAGCAAAGAAGATCGCCGCCGGGTTGGCAGCCCCGAAGTCGTGTCCTGAGTAGATTAGCCAGTTCTTAGGTATCTCGAACCGCCCCTTCAGGCAGTGCTTGGGGTCAAACGAGGAGTAGATTAGCCCTTCCGGTGTGTCATATCTCCCACGGTAGAGCATGTTGAACTTCCACGCCGGAAGTCTGCCGCGGACTCTTTCAAACTCAGCCTTCGGGAAAGCCGGGTTCATTGTGGAGTCGAATATAATAACGTCGTAATCAGGGTCGCCCGCCTCCCACAGGTCATAAACCTCAGTCTTAAACCAGCCCAGGCAATAGAGCGATGTCGTGAATAGAGCTCTTCCCTGATGGATGGAAAGACGCCTTTGCACGGCTTCCCATGTGTCCCGCCTGAACTGCTTTTGCCCCGGTTCATCAAGCCAGGCTGCCTTTGCCGTGGCCGACTCCAGAGACTCAGGATTTGTGGCACTGCCGAATATCACCCTGGTCTTGCCATTATGAAAGGTGAAAGCCTTTTTGTAATCTGAGTAACTGCCCAGGTGTAACAGCTCAACAAATAAAGTCAGGAACTCGGGCAGCATCTTGAGCTCGAGCAGCGGGAATGTGGAAGTGACGGCCAGATAGTCACCTTCACCACGTTCCTTTATCTCCCGGTAGAGCCAATCTGGGCCAAAAACCGTTTTCCCTGCCTGGGTGCCGGCCTGCATGGCAACAAAGCGTCTCTGGCTCTGCCATGTCCTCGACTGGCCGGAGTGGAAGTTAAGGTGTATCTCATTGTCTATGACTTCCCTGTATGGCCTAAGTTCCTGAGCTATTGCCATTCTGCTTGTCCTCTGCAATGTGGGCCACTATCCTGTCAATGACCACTGGCATTGTCGGGTCTATTCCGATGGGCTGAGTGACCTTGCCCTCTGTCCTGTCCAACAGGATATCCATGGCGCTGTCACGTTTCTTGGCTCTCTTCATTAACTCCTGAGCGAGGTCCTTAGCCACTTCTGGGTCCTTTAGAAGTTCCCTCAGAGCCTCGCTGACATAGTGTATGCCCTTGGGCCGTCCTTTGGGATTGCCTGATTGCCCCGGCTTGAAGCCGCCTCGCTTTATGGCGTTCAGTGAGTTAGGGTGGTGTCCCCGAGGATACTTTGTTACTTCCTCGCTCATGGCGCCTCTAAGGTGGTATTCTGGTCACTCCAGGTAAAGTGTTCCTCAGTCCAGGTAAAGTTATCCTCGAATTTCATGGGCATACCCCCTGGAAAGCCGTGGCGACCCAGACCCAGACTGCGATTAAGGTGGCCATCAGTACTCCGATTATGATTAGTAAGATTCTGTCAGCTTTCTTCATGTTCTCCTTGATAAATGGTGGCGGGTCCCGGAATCGCACCGGGTCGCATCTTGACTTATTTTGCTATTTCGGGTATCATAATGACGAATGCCGTATAAAGACCCTGAAGTTAGAAGGCGGAAGCATCGCGAGTATATGCGCAATGTTTGGTATCCCCACAATTGCGAACGCCACAAAGAAGCTGCACGGAGAAATAAAATAAGAATCAGGGATTATATAAGAGGCCTCAAGCTCAGTTGCAGCCAATGTGGCGAAGGCCATCCGGCAACTCTAGACTTCCATCATAATGGTACAGATAAATCCACCAATATTGCTGATATTAGTAACAAGGGATGGGGCCGTAAACGCATATTAGCAGAAATTTCCAAATGTACTGTGCTTTGTGCAAATTGTCACCGCAAACTTCATCATCCTGATTTTCTATAGCTTAACTTTTTGCCCTACCCGCGACGCTTCGCAATATCTTAACTATGCCTACTCCAAACATAACGAGGCCGATAAACCCTACTACCCGGCCGAAAACGTAGTAGTGATGCTCGTTCTTGATGTCGTTCAGCAACTCTTCAGAGGGATCAACGTTCGCTCTCCAAAAGCAAAAGCTCTCCGAGAACCCTTCGACGAAGGCATGGAATTCCTGGTAGGTGTTCATAAACTCTTTGATATTCAGCCAGCAGAAAAACCCGTTTCTCATGTTAATCAAATAGCCATAGCACTTATTGGAGCAAATAAGTTATTACTTCGGGGGACTGGTTGTAGTATTGCCAGTCGTGGTGCCAGTTCCGGCTAACCGATGGCCTAAGACATCAACACCAGCACCAGCCAGGAGTGCACCGAGCAGGACTGGTATAGTGATTGGCCCTATGTATGGATAAGCCAGGGCAGCTACCACCGCAGCCACAAAAGCCCGGATGATGCTTGCGAAGAACTTACGGCCCTCAAAGGCCCCATGGGATTCAATCCATCCGAGGACCGCTGCCAGAATACCACCGAAAAACGCTGCGAGTGTTAGCCATAATAGAGAGAAATCCATTTTCACCTCCGTGTATTGTATTTGGAGACATGATGCGACTGACGAGTCGAAATCGTGCTCCAATAAGTGCCTATAATGGAAAAGCCACCCCGAAAGGTGGCCCAAATGAGGCTGGCGACTTGACCGCGTGTCCTACCCGCGACGCGCTAATGCAAAAGCCCGCTTTCACGGGCTCTAAGCATAGTTCTAGACGCTTAACAGCTAGGTTAGCACGTCTGAAATGCTTTGTCAAGGTGACATCTTTGCTATTTGTGAAGATGTTTTATCCTCACTTTTGCGATGCCGTCGCTGCCAGCACCATTTGGTGAAATTCATGTCCTTTCTCTGGCCTGAGATGTAATAGAGTGCCATGCGTGGCGTGTAACTCATGTTGTCTATCTCTATGCCTGCGTCAATCAAGTCGCGTAAATGGTCCCGGGCATATTTCGGAAGTGAATCCAGGCGAGTCTTGGTTTCCGCAGCCATTTCCACTGCCTTAGTAAAACTAGCTTCGGCACTGATTCGACTAGGGGAACTATCATCAGCCTGGTCTGGCCAGTCCCCTTGTTCTAGCATCCCAAGATTGGTAATCAGCCATATCATCTGATGAGTGCAGAAACGTATCTCGCTATATAGAAAGACTTCTTTGCCTACGCACATTCTCCAATCCCTGCAGTGCCGGCAGTCGCCAGTCATTTCCTCCCCTCTGCATCAATGGGATAATTCGGGGGCTCTTGCATCAACCTACTTATCTCATTTAGGCTTTCGAGCTTCCCCTGGAGCCGGACCCGTTCCTCATGCCTCTCAGGTGGCAGGAATGGCTGGCCAAAGCTCTGCTCATAGAACCCGGCCAGCTTGTTCCTGTTCTCAGTGCTTAGAATCTGCCAAAACGTCGCCATCGGAATAAAAAAAAGGCGAGCCCGGGATTTCTCCCTGAACTCGCCTCCAGTTCCTATGCTGGTCAGCTAAGCTAGCTTAACTTGTTATCCATTCCTTACCACCCCAGACCTTGTTGTATTTCTGTTTATACACGAAAGCCAGCCAGAGTTGCTCCATTGAATAAATCATAGCTAGTTCGTCGTAGCATCGTGCTTGATACCAATGAATAAAGTTATCTAGCAAGCAATATGATATAGCATAGGTACAATCGCTTGGATGCACCATCGCCTGCAACTGGTCTTGGCGAGGTAGCCAGACGATAGGCGCTCCTGTTGCCCCTTCCGGGTAGTGCCAAAAGTTACCACCTAAGATAGTTGGTTTTGGGGCTAGGGCCTGTATCTCCACCGCCTTCTCGCACATCTTCACATATTCAGAACTCACATCCATTTACCCTCCTTTTACCATTTTATCAAATCGCACCATCTCTGTGCCAAGCCCATCTTCAGTGACTACGACAATCTTCATAGGCTGGCCGTCCACGAATTCGAGTTCTTTGATCCTGCTATGGGGGTGTTTCAAGCCCCAGTCCAGTAGGGCTTTCTGGGCCTTGGTTAGCCTGCAGTCTATTACGCCGTCAGTCATTTAGCACCGAGCTCGCCCAGCACTTTCCATCTGTATCTTGGTGGTGGCATTCCTTAGTTTTGTCTCGCGATATGGCTTGAGTTCGGCTGCAAGTAATTTGCAGCGTTCAGTTAATCTCTTGTTTTCCTTTTCCAGTTCCTTGTTGAGGTGATTGGCACTACTGGCACAGGATTTCCAGAACTTCGCGTCCTTCTCTAGGTCAAGTACCCGAGCCCTCCAGTCCGATAACTGCTGTGATAGGTCATTTAGTTGCTGAATTCGCACCGTATTACCTTCGAGGCAAGTAGCCAGTCTTAGTTTCTCCTCAGTGTCTTTTAGCTTCTGTAACAGGTCGTGAATTCTCTCATTGAGTTTGACGCAAGTCTCATCTTGCCGATAATTATTTTCATACTCTATTTCCAGCTCTTTAGCTTGCTTTTGAATAACTTGAGCTAATATATCTGCCGTGTCCATTTCAGTCATCAAGTTCCTTAAGCCACTTCTTGACTTTCTTTCGCGGGCAGGACCGCTTCCGGGTGCAGACCAAGCCCTGGCCTTTGCCCTGCCCATGCGGACAAGCCCCACACACCCGCGCTATGTCCCGGATGATGTCGTTTCGAGCCCTCAGTTTAGTCTTCATCATAGCTCCAGAACTTCCTAACCATCCCATTTTACTTTGCGATTGTAAGGTCTCTGTGGCGATTGATATTGGCAAAAACTCTTATAGGTGCAAATTAAATGCGACTCCTTGGTAGCCTTTGTTTTAGGACACTCCACCCAAGGCGGTTTAATACAAAGTGGTTTAGGTTTCATAGCTCCATATCATCTAACTGCTAAACTCAAACCCGTATCCGATGTTCTCATTTCCGTTGCCCTCCATATTTGGACTTCAGAGCCACTACGAGATTATCAACAAAGTTATTTACAGAAGCTTGCCATTCAGTACCCACAGGTACATATTTCCAGCTTTCTATATCTTTTATCATCTCCCTCGCTACCTCATTTGCCTGCTGGATTAGAGGCTCATAATAAGCTACATCGGCATCGAGTTGGGCTTGGGCTATGTCCCGACCAAGTGGATTAGGGATGAACGTCTCTACCACTACATCTGGCGCAACCCTAGTTTCAATTCGGCATAGCCTATCTATCATCTCATCACTTAATATCGGTGGCTTCTCCATGTTCCTCCTTAGTCGGTTGATTATGTCTTTGTCTTTGTTCTTTCACTGCGTTTCAGTGCCCATCTCACCCTTGTTATCCCTTTGCCAGTTATTGAGAATCCCGCGAATGTATCTCCATGTTTTTTGATTCTGCTTGACTGCTTCTTTAATGGCCTCGCTCACGACCGCCGGGCTGAAGGTCTGACAAGCCTGGAGTAATTCGGCCTTCATTTCGGCACTAAGTAGAGTTCCCGGCAGAACGATAGTGTCTTCGTAATCCTTTAGTGTTTTTTCTGTTAATGGATCAAACAGGGAACCGGTGGGGGGATTAAGGGGGGTAACTTCTTCTTTAACTTCTTCTTTAACTTGTACTTTATCTTTAACTTTAACTTGCGTTAGACCATTTCCGTCTTCACTCCGTCTTAACTCTGGAGTAAACGGGGGGATTTGAGATTGAGCTTCCTTATCTTTTCGCAACCCTGGCTGATGTTTTTCAAAGTTTGGCATCCATAAATATTGATTTCCGTTGACAGAATAACGACAAATTAGCTCATGGGTTTCGAATTCCTTGAGATATTTCTCGACTTTTTGGGGGGAAATGTTCCGCCGGGGGAAGACGATACTCTTGACTGTCTGGGCATCCCCGAACACTCGGCCCTCGCAGTCTAGGTGGGGGATCAGCCAGGTGAAAAGTAACCTAGCGGTATCATCCGAGAGGGCATCTACCTTCTCATCCAGGCTGATCGCCTTACTTACAAATCGTCCTCTAGCCATACCTCTCTCCTGTCATAATCACCTTGATAATCTCATAAGCTATCTGTGGCACGATTGCATTTCCTAAACATTTAAGTCTGTCCAGTTGGTTGGGAATCCCATAAGATATTCGCAAAAGGTCGGGATTACAGTTCCCTTCCGCCCACTCAGTATCCAATCGGGATACAACCTCGGTTCCCATTTTAGAGAAGTTCCGATTGATGCCCCACTTTTCCTTATCCTTGTCCCAGACATTAACCTTTGGGCTGTCTTCGGAGAATATGACCCTATTAACCCCAAGCTGGCCTCTGGGGTAGGCCACGACCCACACCCTTTCTCTCTTATGTGGGGCTCCGACTTCTTGAGCCGATATAACTTTCCACTCCGCATCATACCCAATCTCACAAAGGTCTCCGAGAACTCTTGCAAGTCCCCTGAAAAGCAAAGCTGAGGTGTTCTCCACGACGATGTATTTGGGTCGTATTGTAGAAACCAGTCTCTTATACTCATTCCATAATCCTGACCTTTCTCCCTCTAATCCTTGAGGGGTCGTTGTTGTGTTTGCATTAGAAATGTCTTGGCAAGGGAATCCCCCTGTAATAAGGTCAACTGGTCTTGGGAATGTATCTTCTTTGACATCTCTAATATCCTCCACTATTGGCACATTCGGCCAGTGTCTTCTTAAAACCTTCTGGCAATACTTGTCTATCTCCACAAAGCCTATCGTTTCTATCCCTGCCCACTGACAGGCTAAAGCAAAACCGCCGATCCCCGAAAACAAGTCCAGGTGTTTCATTCATTCCTCTCTCCTGTCATAGCTCCATTACTTCTTGAGAACAGTTTAATGCTCTAAGCAGCGATAGTCGGGCTTGTGGGCTCTCCAGCGTTTATCATCCCAACCATCTAAGGTGATGATACCCAATAAATACCCCTCGCCATCTGAAGCATAAAGCGGGGGATAACCTAATCCAATGGTTGCCACTCCCTCTTTTAAGGCTTTATCAATACTTTGCCTTAGAAGCAATAACCCTTCCTTGCTTGCAACGATTTTAGCGTCTGTATGCCAAGCCTCTTGCCCATAGATATTTATAATTAAATCATTCGCCATATTCCTTCTCCTTAGCCTTCATACTCATTTCTGTCATAGCTCCATTACTTCTTGGGAACAGCACCGCTATTTCATAACAAGTCTTTGAAATAGTCGGGATGTTTCTTTACAAACTCGGCTGATTGTTTGGCCAATATGTCTCTTTTTTTCTCTATTGGCATAGCCAGCAATTCCTTACGGGTAATAAGCATCTCTTCCTTACCACATCTACAACACCACTTTTCGTTGTAATCTGGCTTTTCTAACCAATCGTGTTTACACATTGAATCCTCTCCTTCTTTTTGTATTGCAGCCTGTAATGCTGGCAAGTTGTGAGCTATAACGGCAGCCCATAAATGCTTAGGGATTTTGAACGTTATTTTCATATCATTCATATATTATTACTCACTTCTCCTGATAAGCCTTCATCCTATCCCCTCAAAGATGGTAGCTCCTGCCTGAGAGTTCCATAACCACCATTAGCCCACAATGGTGCATATTCACCGCCGTCTTTATACGTCACGAGCAAAGGCTTCAAATTATCCTTCAGAAACACCGGGGTTCCTGCTCTATCCGCAGCCTCGACAATCTCTCGTATCCATTCGATTCTTGGCATCGCCACAAACTTGTTGCCCTTTAGATGCTGCCAACCAATGCCCGGATACTGAGAACAGAGACTAGCCACTTCGTCCTTTGTGCCAGTGCAAGCCCCGATGATGAGCCATTGAACAATCGTGACCGCAAGACTGAGACAATCACCCCACATAGATGCTAGAAGTGGCTCAAAGGATATAAATTTCCTGCTCGCCTTAATCTCATCCAGCCAAGGGATAGCATAGTACAGTGCATTAGCGTCTGGACAACTTACTCCCACCCAGCAATTCTCAGGGAAGGGGCTAAACTTGATTAGGTTCTGTGGTTGCTTGGTGAGGAAGATGAAGGTTATCCAAGGACAGCGTTTTGCTATATAGAAAGTGTCCTTTAGCCAGGCATCCTTAATGTGCTTGCCGAATAGTTCCATCGTGCTTCCGACAAACACCCTTGACCCACCAGGAAGCGTAGCGGATTCCAGCATGACTTTTGGGTTGTACCTTATCTCAGGATTCCAATTGAACCGCTTATACATCCGCCTAGCATAGCAGTAAGAACACGCCATTGGGCAAAGCCCTTTGACAGGGTTAATCGTATAATCGCACCACTCAATTTTCGTCTTTGGCATAAGTTCCTCCCCTCAAAGATGGTTAATTGTCATTCCTCGGTCTCGCCTGGCACTTAACAAAGCCTGCCTTGAGCATATCCTCTTGTCCTAACATATAATCGTTATAGCTTTTATTAACGGCATTTCGAACCGAAGGCAAGCCCTGGTCATCACTCTCTATTCTGATGCCCTTAATAGAGAGGATTTGGTCGGCAAGTTCTAGCTTGTAGGTATAACCTCTCAGATGGTCGGTTTTCCATTGCACCCATTCATTGTCAGACAATCCTGCAGAGGTGTCTCCCTCATAGAGCCATCTTGCTATCTCTTCTTTTACTCTTTCTTCTTCCATAGTTCTCCCTTTACAACTCTTCATAAATTGGAGTAATCTGTTCACCTTTGTATATCTTACAAACAGGTAAGTCCCGTATCTTGTAATCCTTGTTGGGTTCTACTGAGAAGCGGTAAATATCATCCTTGTCACCACCAGCATAAACAGTGAATCCTTGCCCCTTAAAGGCGAAGTTGTATTTGTAGTAAGAAGAAAACCTTACTAAAATATCTCCATAGTTAGCTTCCATTTCTAGTACATTCATAGTTCTCCTTTCAATCCTTTCTAGGGTATAGTTGGTGGCCGAGGTTAGTCAGTCCCCGGCCACCTATAGCAAAGAAAGGAGGAAGAAGAGTCAGTTGTCAT